CGCACAAAAATTTTTCCAGGAAATTGGGCATATAGGAGTTGACCTAATGTCAGTTGCAACGGAACTTGCGAACATCACCAGCGTGAACGTGCGTACAGCACTGTCTACGATCTTCACTTCAGCCCTGCCGATCGAAGCGGAGACGCTGAAAAACAAGACGATCACGGATCTGACGAACACCGTGCTTGCGTCCAGGATCCGAACTGGGACGCCGATCAATGCAGCTGCGGCGACCGGTGAGATTACTATCGATGGAGTCTGCATCGATGCTGAGACTGTCACCATCGGCGATAACGTGTACGAATTCGACACGGACGGGTCGATCACGGAGGGACGGATTCAGGTGGACATCTCTGCGGCTGCGACGGCGGCACAAGGGACACTCACCATTTCCGGGGTCGTGATCGATGGGGAAACGGTAACGATCGGTGGCCGAGTGTACGAATTCGACACGGACGGGTCGACCACCGGCGATGTGGCGGTGGACATCTCTAGCTACGCGGTCGCCAGCCAGGGCACGCTGACATTCAGCGGTGTAGTGGTCCACGGTGAGACTCTGGTGATCGCTACCCATACGTGGACATTCAAGACGGACGGGACCGCCGGTGGTTCCGGCGTCATCGACATTTCAGCTTCTGCGCCGAGCGGGACCGCGGTACTGAGCTTCGGCGGGGACGTCGCCGACACCGAAACGGTGACGATCAACTCGCGAGTCTACGAATTTGACACCAACAGCAGCATCACCGGTGATGTAGCTGTGGACGTATCGGGCGGCGTGGACAAGGACTCGGCCGGGGCTGCCCTTGCGTCTGCCATCAATGGGGATGGTTCGGCTGATGTGACGGCGGACTACGATTCCGACACGAACGAGTTGACAGTTACCGCGATCATCGGTGGTGTCGTCGGAAACTACACGGTATCGGAGACGATGGGGAACGGGTCCTGGTCCGGGAACATGACTGGGGGCACCAATTGCAGCGCAAGCAATGCCAAGGCGGCGACCCTGAACGACGTCGACGAAGCCACGGTGACGCTGGCTAGCGGCAGCGGGGATACCATCGTCTTGACCGCGGTGACGCCGGGGACGGCCGGGGATTCCATAGGTACGACAGAGACATGCACTAATGCCGCTTTCGATGATACGACGCTGGGGACCACTACGGCTGGCGTCGATTGTACGGCGGCCAATGCTGTGACCGCGCTGGTTGCTGCAATCGAGGGCGATTGGTCTGGTAGCGTCTCTGCCGAGGACGGAACTGGTGATACGGTGGTCGCCACGGCGAAGATCCCCGGTACCGCCGGGGATGCGATCACGACGACCGAGGCCATGGCAAACGGCGCTTGGGACGACACGACGTTAGGGGCGACCACGGCGGGGGTGGATTGTCCAAAAGGTGATGCACAGACGGCGCTGAGGAGTGCCATCAACGCGGAAGAAACGGACTGGCAGCTTGGGGTCTTCGCCGCGGACGTAGCCACATTGACCGGCCAGAGCGTGGGGACCGATCTGAATGATGTGGCTACGACTGAGACCGGGGCTAATGTGGCGTGGACGGCGGCGGTGACGGCCGGCGGGGCCGACGGGACCGTGGGCGTGCAGTGGGATATCCTCGTTGACGCAAGCTACCTATACATCGCGATTGCCGCTAACGACGAAGAAGGTGCAAACTGGCGACGAGTATCACTGGGATCTGTATTTTGATTTGAGGCGAACCATGCGAGGTAGACCGAGGAAGCCGACGGCGAAGCTGAAGCTTGAGCGTGGTGCGATTTACGAATCGGAGTACCCGGGCCGCGGGAATGAGCCGCAGCCTAGCGGTGTCCCACCGAAGCCGAGCTGGTTATCAAAGGCTGGCGAGGAATTCTGGGCCCTAGAGATTCAATCGCTCATTGACCTGGGGGTACTCACGCGACAGGACAGATGCATCTGCTGGATGGCCTGCAAGGAATACCAGCGGTATATGGCGGGCAGGAGCAAGGCCGATCGGGCGGACGGGTTCCGTAACCTGATGCGGATTCTGCCACTCCTAGGGCTCACTCCGGCGGATCGATCGCGGGTGGTGGCCAAACAGCCGCGCTCGAGCAAACTAACGATTGTAGGGGCCCGTGAGAGGGCATAATAGGAGTTAGAATCCTTCTAACATCGTTAGAAACTGTCTAACGACTTGAATATCAAATACCAAGGTAGCCGGCGGTATGTGCGTGAAACGGTCCGACACATGAAGCATGGCCGGTAGCTCCGGCACCGCCGGTTTTTTTGCAGGCGTGGCTAGTGCCCGTGGGTGGCTCATAACCATCTTCAGCCCGGAGCGTAACCGGGGCCTGCATTTTCCCCTCATTTTCCCTGGGGGAAAATGAGGGGAAAATCGGCATTAAAGGAGTTGGGCCGTGGGAGCGGCCCGTGGCGATTGACAGACTGACGAAGAAGTGGATTTGGAACGCTGGCGACGAGTATGCTGCGAGCGATGGCTGTCATTTCGACGAGCAGCGGGGCCAGCATATCGCAGAAGTATGCGAGACCTACTTTCGACTCTGGGAAGGGGACTACGCCGGACAACCGATGAGGCTGACCAATTGGCAATGGGATTGCCTAGCCCGCATCTTCGGCTGGATACGCTGGTCAGAAAAATGGCAACGATGGGTTCGGCGTTTCCGTATCGCGTCTATCTGGGTCCCCAAGAAGAACAAGAAGAGCCCTACCGGGGCCGCGGTGGGGCTCTATCTGCTGCGCTGGGATGGAGAGCCCGGAGCGAAAGTCTGGTCAGCTGCCCATGACGGCAAGCAGGCCGGCATAGTCCATGGCCATGCGATCAACATGGTGAAGGCCAGCGGGCTGGAAGCCGAATTCAAGATCAACATGGCGGATCGGCGGATCATCCATGAGCCATCGTTGTCCGTCTATGGAGTGCTCGCCGGGGACAATATTCCAGGTCAGGAGGGGCTGAATGGGTCGGTCATCATCGACGAGGCACACGTTGTCGATGACCGATTAGCTAGAGTCTTGGCTGACATGGGAGCCAGCCGGTCAGAACCGCTCCGCTTCGAGATTTCCACTGCGGGCAACGATCTGGGCTATGGCCGGAAGCAGTACGAGTATGGTAAAGAGGTAGAGGCGGGTCGGGTCCTGGATCCTACGTACTTCTTCAAAGCCTATGAAGCTCCGCCGATAACCAAGGACGAGGACATTTACCGCGAGGACAGTAAGGGACGGCTGACAAAGTCCACGATCAAACTATGGTCACAGGCCAATCCGGCTCTTGGTGAAACGGTAGATATTGACGAGTTGAAGTCGAGTTGCAAGCGGGCGATGCGATCGGAAGCTGACTGGGCCGGCTGGAAGCAACGGCGACTGAATCTCTGGCAATTCGCGGCGAACGTTTGGATCAATCAAGGCCAGTGGGCGAAGTGTGCCGCAACCTTCGATCTGCCAGATGCTCGGGAAGCGGAATTCGTGGCTATCGGACTGGACCTTGCCCGCGTCTCTGATACTTCCAGCGCCGTCTATGCATGGTCCCTTGACGATGGCCGGATCCGGATGTTCCCGCGCATCTGGCTCCCCGAGGGCCGGTTGCGCCAAATCGCGGTCAAGGTCGCGGAATTCGAGGATTGGGCGAAGGATGGGCATGTTGAGCTGACACCCGGTGACGTCACGGACTTCGGGGCGATAGAAGACCAGATCTGTCAGGACATAGGAATTGCTGCGGCCGAATGGCTGGCCTACGACCCGTACCTTGCTACCGAGATTACAGGAAGAATCGCGGATCGGGTGGGCGTCGGACTCATCGCTTTCAAGCAGGACTTTGCCGCCTATACGGCGCCGACCAAGGACTTCAAACGTTCGGTTCTAGACGGCAAGATTCAGCATCCGTCGAATCCGTGTTGGAATTGGCAGATGGGCCATGCGATTACAAAGGAGGTGGGCGAAAAAGAAAAACCTGTCAAAGACGCATTCGCCAAGCACAAGCGCATTGACACCGTGCAAGCTGCGATTATGGCTCTGCATGCCCTTCAGTATGCCAGTGGCACGCGGAGCTTTTACGAAGACCATGAGCTGGAGCTGATTTGATGGATCATTCTTCTACCTCACTTGTCATTCACTCTGGCTCAGCAGTTCCCGAAATGTGGGCCGAAAGCGTTGATCTGACGTCGCCAGATGCCTACGACATCCTGGCAGGACATACTAAGTCGGCATCTGGAATGCGGGTCACAGCGAACACGAGCCTGCAACTTGGTCCTGTCTGGCAGGCACTGACGATGATCAGTGGGGACATTGCAAAACTTCCGTTGAATCTCCACCGCAAGGACGATGACGAAGAGGTTCAGCTGGCTGCCGATCATCCTGCCTACCGGATTTGTAAGCTCCGAGCCAACCGAGAAATGCATGCAACCAAGTTCTGGCGGAGGTTCGTCGCACATGCGCTCTTGTTTCAGAATGCGTATGCCTATATCGCACGCAAAGGGCATCCCCTGATCGGCGAGCCGGTTGAGTTGCTTCCCTTGTTGCCAGATCGTACGCACGCGGAACGGTTGCCGAATGGCGATCTCTACTATGTGACCGAACTGACGACCAGCGGCTCAGTTTTACGAACCTTGATGCCGCAACAGGTCTTACATGTGGAAGGACTATGTCTCGACAACACGACGGGCGCCAGCTTGTTAAAAGCTGTTCGCGACATGTGGGGCGCCGCTCTAGCTCGCCAACGTTTCGGGGCCATGTTCTTCAAAAATGGCGGCCGTGTCGGTGGTATCCTGGAGGTACCGGCCGCCATGAATAAAACAGCCCGCGACCGCATGGAGGAAGGATTCAAGAAGACTTACGAGAGTCTAGAGGATGCCTTCAAAGTTGTGGTGCTACGGGAGAATGCCAAATTTCATGAGGCGCAGATCCATCCCGATGATGCCCAAATGCTGGAGACTCGTCGGGAGGACGTTAAGGACATCGCTAGATTCTTCAACGTCTCCCCCGCAAAGCTCGGAGAACTTGAAGGTGGGCGGCCATACAACTCGAAGAGTGAGGACAACCGCGACTATCTCGAAACTACGCTCTCTCCGTGGCTGACGGCCATCATCGCCGAATGCACAATGAAGCTGTTGGAGCCAGAAGAGTGGCTTGGGGAGCGACTCTTCTTCAAGCACGACACATCTGCGCTACTGGCCATGGACCAGATGCAACGCTATCAATCATACGAGATCGGTATCCGCAGCGAATTCCTCGCGCCGGATGAAGCCCGGGCCCGCGAGAACATGCCGAAGCGGCCGGACGGGCGGGGGGGAGATTTCGCCAATCCGGCAATCAACCCGAAACAAGTTGAGGGCGCAATCTACGACGTCGTGTCCGATGCAGTGGAAGCGGCGCATCGCATCTACACGCAGCACGCGACCAAGGCGGCGAAAACCAAAGAGCGCTGGGAACAATTGGATTGCAGCGAATTCTTACGGGCAAGATTGGCCCCCGCAGTCAATCTACTTGCCACTTGGCGTGGTTTAGACCGTGGGGAGCTGCTGGCCCATTGTCTGACGTCTTATCTGGCCGCGGTACGGGGACACACCCGAGAATCGATCGAATCTCGGGGTGTACCGCGGCTGTCACCCACTGAACTGCACGGAATCGTAAAAGGATGGTGCCATGAAGCGATTGAATGCCAAGCAAACTAGCGCCAATACGGCGGAGCTAGTGATCTATGGGGAGATCGGCAACGATTTGTGGGGCGATGGTGTGACCGCCAAGGATGTGCTCAAGTCCCTCCGCGGGCTGGATGACAGCGTATCCTCAATTCGTGTCATGTTGAACTCAATCGGCGGGTCGGTGACGGAGGGACTTGCCATCTACGATTTGCTTAAGCGTGAACCTCGCACAATTTCGGTTGAAATCGACGGAATAGCAGCTAGTGCGGCATCTGTTATTGCGCTGGCGGGCAGCACTGTCGGCATCGCCGAGAATGCCATGATGATGATCCACAACGCATGGGGTATTGTCATGGGCAATAAAGATGACATGCGAGAGACGGCAGATCTTCTGGAGAAATTCGACGAACGAATCGTTAGCATCTATCGCGCGAAGACGGATCAAGATGTTGAGACAATTATCGCCGCAATGAATGTCGAAACATGGTTTGATGCTCAAGAAGCGGTCGACTGGGGATTGGCTGACGCGATTTTGTCTGCCAGTGAAGCCGCGGCGAAGATCGGGGCAACGTTCGATCTGTCGCGATTTAATCGCGTGCCGAAGTCGCTTAAATACAGCGATGGTATGGGCGCGGACATCAAAGAGCAGATGCGCCAGCAGCAGGATGTGGCGCTGCAATTACGGCGAGTCGAGATTGATTACGAGCGATATCCGATTGTGACGACTTGACGAATGATGGGAGAGTTGGGTAACGTAAAGTAGACCCGCGGGGTCTCTTAAGAGAACCCCGAGACAGTGCGCCAGTTCTTACGAGCCGGCGGCCTGTTGGTAAATCCATTTACCTTCAGGCCGCCGGCTCTTTTTCGTAGGCGGCCGAGAATAGGAGATTCTGGCATGCCTACGCTCAAAGAGCTGCAGGACAAACGCGGGGAGTTGGCGACCAAGATCCGCGAGATGGCGAAGGAATTCAATGCGAACGGTCAGAACTGGCCCGATGCGGAACAGGAGGGAGCCTGGCGGCAGGTCAACGCGGACTATGACGCCAATATGGCGCTCATCGAAGCCGAAGATGCCAAAGCGGAGCAAGCAGCGCAGGTCGCAAATCGGCTTGTCGGTCTCGACGAATGGGATAACCGCGTACATCGGTTGCCGATGCAAAACGGTGCTGTGCCACCTGTTCACCGTTTCGAGCACGGCGACCATCGCGACATGGAGCGGCAGCGCACTCTGGCGCTGGCGGCATGGTGCCGCGGCCAGTTCGGCCGGGGGATTTCCGACGAGATGCGCGAAGCGGCAGAGGTGACGGGCATCGATCCCCGTGACCGCGAATTGCGGTATCGGTGTATGTCAACCAGAAGCCTTCAGCAGTTGTATGCCAAATGGCGGGACATTCACCCGCGGCTGCGGAATCCGGCGGACTTCTACAATGCCCCTATGTCCACAAGCGACACCGAAGGCGGTGATTTGATTCCGCCGGAAACGCTGATCCGATCGCTGGAGGTCAATCTGTTGGCCTACGGCGGCATGCGTGAGGTCGCCGAGATTCGAGTGACGGCCAGTGGAGAGACGCTGAGTTGGCCAACCTTCGACGATACAGCCAATTCTGGGCGACTCATTGCTGAGTCAACCGCGGCGGATGATAACGCCGGCGGCGGGGACCCGGGTGATGGTGGACCGAATCCGGCGACTGATGTCGTGTCCTGGGGAGCGTACAAGTTCACTAGTGACACGGTGCTAGTGCCCTACGAGCTGCTGGAAGATTCAGTTTTCGATTTACCGGCGGTACTCGGCGAAGCCTTAGCGGTGCGAATCGCGAGGATCACTAACGCCTACTACACAACCGGCACCGGTTCGTCTCAGCCGACTGGAATCGTCACAGCATCTGAACTCGGCGTCACGACTGCCTCGGCAACTGCAATCGCTGCCGATGAGGTATATGACCTTCAGCATTCTGTCGACCCAGCCTACAGAAACGGCGCGCGGTTCATGTGCCACGACAACATTGTCCTGGCGCTGCGAAAGCTCAAGAGCGCTACTGAGGAGCTGTACATCTGGCAATCGGGATTCAATACCGGCGTGCCGGATACTCTTTGCGGAGCGCCGTTCACGGTCAACCAGTCGATGGCATCTTCGTTGACTGCCACTTACAAGGTCCTTCTGTACGGGCAACTCAATAAGTACAAGATTCGGCGGGTCAACCAAATCCGGATCTATCGGCTCGAAGAGAAATACCGCAACACGGACCAAGATGGTTTCGTCGCGTTCATCCGAGAGGATGGAAATCTGCTGAACGCGGGAACCTGCCCGGTCAAGTACATGCAGATGCATGCGTGATCTATAAGGGACGCCCAACTCCCTTGGTGGGCTGTGGGCGGCGTAGTCCGCAGCCCACCTTTTTAAACCAAAGAAATGAGGTCGGACATGCTTTATCGCATGAAGCTCAGACACATTTGCCGCATGCCGGAATGCCCGGGTATGCCGGGAGATGTGATCACCGTGGGTGCCAAGATCAGAGACATTTTTCTGTCTGGCAATGGTGCAATCGAAGTAGGCCAAGTAAGTGAGCCGCCAGAAAGTGTACGGACTCCAGACGACGACACCAGCGGAAGTATTGGCGATAAGCCTCGACGTGGTAAAGCGGCATCTTAGCCTGGGGATGCGGCAGGAACACGATGATTTCCTGCGAGATCAAATCATCCCGACGGCTATTGCCGAGTACGAGTCGGACGCTGGTCGTCAGCTGATAACCGCTTCGTTGACATTAACACGGGATCGTTTCCCGCGGTATCGCCGTGCACTCTTGCTCCCGAAGCCGCCACTCCAATCAGTGACGTCGATCACCTATCTCGACACTTCCGGCGACGAAACCGAGATGGATCAGGACGACTACATCATCAACATCGCCAAAGAACCGGGGGAGATCCAGCCAGTTGTCGGGGTTGCTTGGCCGAGCACCTACAACCAGTCAGGTGCGGTAGTGATCGAGTACGTCGCTGGTTACGGCGACGAAGCGGTGAATATCCCACCGCAAGTGCAGCATGCGCTATTGGAAAAGTGCCGCGTCCTATTCGAACGGAAAGATGACGCTCAAGCGATTTCGCTAGGACATCCATTGTTGGATCGCACATACGCCGGTGACGAATGGTGCGACTATGGCTAATCAAATCACAGCCCGGGGCCTGTTAAACCGAGTGATCACCATCGAAGAACGAGACGATGATGCGCTCGATGAACATGGCCAGCCGTTGGGCCAGTGGATCTCGTGGCGGACTGATTATCCCGCAAAGATCGAAACGCTTTCAGGCCGGCAACTGGAGTTGGCCCGGCGGATATGGGAAGAGGCGAGTATCCGAGTGACGATGGACTACGTGGCAGGACTGAATCAGCACCGTCACCGGTTGAAGTTGGGCGACTCGACGCTTCACATCGGCTTTGTGGAGGACGTCGATCTGGAGGGCATTACGCACATCGTGTTGTGCTCTCAAAGACAATAGAAGAGAAAACGAGGAGGACTGAAATGAAACAAATGCTTGCAATTGTCTTTGCGTTGACGATGGTGCTATGTGGATCATCTGCGTTTGCAGATTTCCCGCATTACTCAGTCGGGTATTTCCAATTTCCAGGACACTTTGCGTGCACTCCCGGTAAGAACCTGTGGATTTCGGCGTGCGTCGCTTCATACGCTCCAGACACGACCTATATGACATTTGAGGTCGAGGCTCAGGATTACAATGAACACGCCTATGAATGCGAAGACTGTGAAGAATGGACCGTTTCAAATCCCGACTACGATCCGATCGGGTACGGATGTGAAACAGGATTCATTAAGGCACTCGGTGTGTACTGGGCTTGGGACGATCACAAGTCAGCACATACGTCGGCGACGAGCGCAAAGAATGTGGCTATTAGCCATCTCCTGGCATGTCCATACTGCTATACGACGATGTACGGCGACTATGTGCCGTGTCTTCAGAGCGGGTGCACACGTTGTAATTAGTTTGTATCGTGCAAATTGCGATCGAAATAACTGGGGTGGACGAATTCGTCGCCAAAATGCGGCGGATTGCTGACGTTCGAACCCAACAGCGCATCATGAAGGCTACGATCCAATCCGGGGCCAATCCGCTGAAGACAGCGATGCGGCGGCAGATCAGGGCAGTCGGAGCGGTGCGAAAAGGCATCCTCTATAAGGCGGTTACGAGGGCGTTCCGAGTCTACTCGTCGGGGGTTGCATGGTTGGGCGTGGGAATTCGAGACAGGAAAGTTGACGGGGAGAATCCAGGCAAGTATTTCCACCTCGTCGACTTGGGGAGCAAGGCGCATACCATCCATCGGCGGAAACCGATTCGCGTCCAACGAATCCAGCTTGGTGGCCGGTGGTATATCCCCGACCCGAAACAACCGGACGGCGGATGGTACACGTTGCAAGGACCATATCTACATCCGGGGGCGAAAGCGAAACCGATTAGAGAGCCGGCCCTGAAGGCCGGACAGAGCCGAGTCGCACCGCAGATGGCGAAAACCTTTGCTCGCCAGATGGAACGCGAAGCAGCGAAGATGCGATGAGCAACAGTGTCGGCGAAGATTTCCGAGCATGGTTGATTGATCAACCGCGAGTGTACGAGCTTGTCGGACACCGCATCCATCAGGATTGGGTGCCGAGTGTCGAGACTTTCAAGAGCGAGGATGCGCCATACATCTGGTTTTCGCGATCGGGGGTCATCCGGCTGGATTGCATCGGGGACGTGGTGGGAGACACCGGAAACGGTGAGGGTTATAACCTCGAACTGATTGCTAAATCACAGCGCGAATGTAGGCGACTCGAAAACGCAGTGATGGAACTTCACAATTATAAAGGCGACATGGGTGATAGTGTTGCTCAAGCCATCTGGCTGGAAGATCAAAGTGACGACTATGTACCCCAGGGAGTTGGAGACGTCGACGGACTGGCAGTAATTGCACTGTCAGTCGAAGTGGTGCTACTAACCTAGCACGAACAAAGGGAGTCATGGGCAGCGGCACGGCGAGGGGTCGGGCCGCGTTAACGCGCGCAAGGAGCAAAGCCCATGACAATGCCCGCCCAAACCAAACGCCAGATGGCTGGCACGATTCTAAAAACTGACTGGGAGGTCGAGGACACGTTCATCTCAGTCGGTTGCATGATCAACCTGCAAGGAGTTGGGGTAGAGTACGAGACTTCAGAATCGCTCATCTGCATCACCGATACTGGTCCGCCGGAAACCGCGCCCGGAGACGAAATGGTCGATGTGGTGTCAGGTCAGTTGCTGCAAGACCCATTCTCGATCGATGACGGAGAGACTGGTGGCGTCGGGGCAGGAGCGGATGAACAAATGTGGAAGCAGATCATGGCCGGGACGGAGAGAACCTGGCAGATTGTCTACGTTGACGCGGCCGGCGCCCTGAACGACAAGATCGCGCAGTTTGAGGGCTGGGTTCGCAAGTTGAAGCCGATTTCATGCGCGAAGAAAGACTGGCTACTGTACGACTTGGAGATTGTGCGGACGACGGACGTAGCGTGGTCTGGAGGCGATGTGCCGACGACTACGACAGCGCCGCCGTAAAGGACGAGTAATGTCCATTTGGGATCCGGAGAGCGTGAGCGTCTGTGGGAGGACCTACACGGTCATCATGCCGAATGCGCGAGATACGTTGAACATTATGCCGCGGCTGGGAGACCTCGAAAAGTACCGCGGTGACGATGGCACACTGCAATTGCCGGACGAAGTTGCAATCGATTTGTTCATCGATCTGGCAGCGATCGGTATAGAGGAGTGTGTTACAGGCGATATCCTGTCAGCGCGACTACCGCTCGCGCCATTGATTCAGTTGGGCGAAGCAGTGCTGGCTAAGGTGATGGCCGCTATGGAGTACGCGGCAGAGCAAAAAAAAACATTGAACGAAGCGCCCATCACAGAGCGGCCTGGACGTTGACACGCCAACTCGGCTATCGGCATGTCGACGATCTTTGTAGTGCACTGGGGACCCGTAGATTGCTCGACTGGCTGGCCGTCAATGATGCTGATCCGTTTACGGAGGACCGGGGAGACTTCAATGCGATTCGGTTAGCGTTGGCGGTGCTAGCCCCGCATTCAAAAAATCAGCCTGATTTGGAACCGGTCTTTCAAGTTCCATTCGGCCGCGCGTGGATCGACGATACCCAGTACGAAGACGCCCTAACGCTGTTGCGGAGAGAACGAGAGAAAGAGCGGGAACAGCATGGCGGTTAAAATCGCTCGATTCAATATCGACTTCACGGCGACCAGCGCTCAACTCCGGCAAGTATTCAAGCAGGTTGGTACGGAAGCGCAATCGCTTGGCGCCAAGATCAAAGGATCGCTCGGCAAGCTATCTCTCGGTGGATTGCTGGGAATGGCTGGGGGCGCCACGGCCGGAATCTACGCCATCCAGCGAGTGATTCGCAATTCCATGCAATCGCTCGATGAACTAGGAAAGATGAGCGATCGGCTGGGGCTCGATCCCGCTGATTTGAAGCAGTTTCAAATCGCCGCAGAACTTGGTGGGGCGAGTATCGCCGAAGTGGAGAAGGGTCTCCGATACTATCTGCGCCAAGCGTATGAAGCGGCCAATGGGTCCAAACGACTGGCGGCCGAGCTTGATGCAGTCGGCGTCAGTTTGCAGGATCTCACTCGGATGTCCGTCGCCGAGCAAATCGCTGCAATCGGCCGGGGTCTGAACTCTCTTCCCAATCCAGCACAACGAGCCGCTATCGCTACTGATCTCTTCAGCCGGGCAGGATTGAACCTGTTACAAACGCTAAGTCCGGCGGCTTTGGCGCAAGCATCAGAGCAGATGGAACGGATGGGTTTTGCGATTACTCGGGAAGACATTGCTCGGGTCGAGGCGGCTAATGACGCTTGGGCGATGATGAAAGTGAGTATCAAACAACTGTCGGACGCATTTACTATCGAGCTAGCGCCGGCAATTAAGGAAGTGATTGGACTGTTGGAACAGTTCTTTTCCGGTCTGCCGCACATTAGTGGCGCTGCCCAATTGAAGCAGTATACATATGTGCCGATGACAACGCACTGGTTCAAGGCATATATGGATGCTGCAAAAAAAACGGCGCAAGCAGCGCCAGGAGAATCTTCGGTTTGGGATGCTGCCGGAGTCAAGGATCTCTTCAAGGAGATCACCTATGAACTTCCCAAGCGTCCGCATGGGATCGCTCTGGCTGTCAGTGATTTGAATCTCGCCATCAAAGAACTTCATCAGACCTTATTGCTCCTAGCCCCGGGCGCTCTCTGGCAAGGAATACAGGCAGTAATCGGCAGCACCGGCACTGCTCTGAAGACAATTGCCGAACGAGCCGGCATCCTGCCACGGGCGGCCGTTATGGCGTTACCAGCCGGAACTCCCGCGGGCGGGGCGTTTCTAGCGAAGGGTACATCTGAAGCCTATTCGGCAAGTCGGCGCAGCGTAGATAGTCAAGTTGCCAACGCGAACATACGCACCGCGCGCAACACGCAAGCAACAGTCGCCGCCGTCAAGGCGCTGGGCAAATTGGTCGGCGTCAAATTCCGCGTTGTAGATGCGCCGCATAGGGGACAGTGATGGGAATTGCAAGCGTGTGTAGAATACGCGGAAGCTGGAAAGC